AGGATATATAGTCTTCTAAATACTATAGAGAAAAGAGATGGAAGAAGCCAAAGCAGTAGCATTTTACGAAAAGCATTTGAAGCGTGTGAGCGATTACCAGAAGGCAAATCCTACTAAATGCAGGGAAAAATGCAAAAGGTACAACGATAAGCTTAAAACTAGCGATCCAGAAAAGTATGCAGAAATGTTGGAGAAGAAAAGGCAATACTATTTAAATGTCCGTAAGCCTAAACTAGAAGCTCAAAAATCTAACACAGCAGAAAAATAATCTATATATAGTTAGATTATAGTAAGTATTTGGATTTTTTATATATAAGTTAGATTTCTTATATATAAAAATAGATTATATAAGTAATAATTTTAAAATTATTACTATTGAATATCTAATAAAATCTAAAATATTTTAGATTTCATTATATTAATTGATTTATTTGGATTATTTATATGTTTTTTTAGATTACTTTATTGTATTTTTAGATTATTCTTCTTCCTGCATCTCCAAATATCCCATATAACATGCTCCACAAAATAATCCGTCGTCGGTATTTTCAAAGCGTCCATACTCAAAACATTTTTCGCTACAATTATCACATTTATAAACGATTACGCCGAGCTGTTCTGCATAGCAGTATTCGCACATACCATCGTAGTCTTCTTCTGCACCGACGCAGTAGCACTCTTTACAAATTGTTTTTTCTTCGTCTTCAATCTGTTTGTCTTCTATAAGTTGGGCTACTGGGTGCTTACCAACATACGAGTAAATAATATTTGCAAGTTCAAAAGGGAGGCGGTTGGCTATTTCAGTCATTCTGTTATACTATATAGTATAGAGATGCCTTTAATATGGTTTAAAATATATTTAAGGAAAAATAGGTGTATTTATTAAACCATTTAAAAACATCGTCATATGTATAGGTATAGAGAAGCATGGCTACAACATTTATTTATAATAATTCTAAATTGCAGGGACGATGCATAGCATTTTCTTATTACGGCTCGGTATTACTAAAAAAGTTATTTAAAGAAAATAATATGAATTGTAAAGTGCAGGTAAAACGATATGTTATAAATAATAATGACGACGAGTATTCGCCATATCATTATTATATTGAAATTAAATCTCCAACCGGTAAAACTATAATTGATAATCAGGATAGTTATAATTACTGGTTTTACATGGATAAATATAAACCTCGTGGTACGATTGAAAAAATAGGTGAGCGGATAATAAATAAAAATCATGAAGAAGAAGCATGGGAAGTTGCAGAAATTATTAAAGGAACAATTTTATATCATTTTGAAAATATAAAATTATATTACAAGTTTTAGCTCTCAATAACACCAATAGTTTTTAAATCTCGTAAAATACTCTGTTCGCTAGACGGCATATTGGATATATTTAACCAATTAATAAAGCGTTCCAAACAACCCATTATATATAATATTGGTATTATTTTCTAACCAATATTATCGCCTATTCCTCTCAAATGACGGCAAGATCCTAGCCCATTACTAGGTAAAGTATGCATTATAATAAATACGCCTATTATAGCAAACCAAAACTCGCAAAATCCAATTAGATATTCTTTTGTATATCCCATTTATATACCAACAGGTTTTATTTTTGGGTTCTTTATTTGATAATCTATTTTTTCTAAAAGTTCTTTTAATTTTTGGGCGTTATATTTTAAATTACTTATTTGTTTTGATTTAAGTTGTTTTAATTTTTGCAATTTGTCGTCCTGCATTAAGGGGTTGGCGTGGTTATTTTGAGGATTAAAAAAATCGTTTTCTGCGTTGTGTAAATCTTTGATAAGATTTGCTAAATAGCTTTCTGTAAGCTGGTTCATATAATAAGTAATTAGATTATTATTTATTATAATTAGATTAAATTGCTTCTATTGCAATTGATTTCTCTAAAAGTAGGCATTTGTGTTTCTCATATTCGTCCCTGTGTAAAAAGGTTAGATCTGCAACCGGTATATAGACATATTCCTTTTCATCACTTTTAATATTTGCCCTGCTAAACATTTTCGTTTCGTACCGGCTAAACTTTTCTGCATCATATTCAATATAATATATTTCGCTCATGTCTTTCGTCATATCAAAGACAAAATTAAAAATAAATATATTAGTTTTTGCAGTATCACTTATTTTATTCATCGTCAATAGTGTTGTTGGATAAGTATTCCAATTTAAGTTTTTCCTACTTTTTATTTCCATATTTACATGTTCGTTGATTGCATCATATTTAGCATATCTGCTTTGTTGTCTTAAACTTTTCCATTTTTTTTCTAAAACCGGAAATATTTTTCGTTGTTGGGCTTCTCCCCAAAGGTAGTCATTTTCGTAATTCACCATTATATATTATATGTTTAGATTATTTTTTAAGCCAAAATAACTATTAAATACTTATTATTTTCCTAAATAAAATCAAAATCCAAAAATATAATATATCTATAATTTATATAAATGGTGCATACTGATATGTTTTTTAAAAATCCTGTTCCGTTAGACGAGGACTTAATTTGTGAGCGAATAGGTACTAATATTACAGACGGCGACATTAGACGCTATTTTGGAGATGGTGTTGAAGGTCAAATATTAAAATACAGCGATTTAGCAAATTACAATACGATAGATGAGCTATTGCCTAAACCGAGAGATTTTAGAATTATACTAGTTGAAGATAGTGTAAATAAAGGTCACTGGTGTTGCATTCTAAAATATGATAAAACGATAGAATGGTTTAATCCATATTCCGGAATGCCTGATAGACAGAAAAACCTGTTGGGTAAAATGAGAAATATGATGCTAGGTCAGGACGAAGATTATTTGACCGATCTAATGACTAAAAGTAAAGGTTATAAACTTATTTATAATAAGAAGCGTTTGCAGAAGTTAAAAACAGGTATAAATACCTGTGGGCGTTGGATAATTTTAAGAATTATTTGTATGAAAGACTTGATGATGGATCTAAAAGAGTTTAATAAAATGGTTGAGGATACACAGGATAAGTCCGGTTTGCCGAAAGATGCACTTGTAGCTATTTGGATTGGATAGTTGGGATAGTTGGGATAGTTATTATTTTTTTAAAAGATAAATAAATAATAATAATAATAAATGGTTTTGAATTATAAACAAAGTAACAAAGTGTCCCAACCCTCCCTATCTATACTTATTCCTTAATATAGTTAGTTTGAGCCGTTTGCGTTGATGTTCCCATGTCTGCAACATCGTCTTTCATTTGTTTCATTACCTCTGCATACTTATCGGTTAAGAATAGTTTTCTCAACATGGACGAGCCAATTTTAGAACCGAATATTTTATATAGCATTCTAGTAAGTGCATTATTAGATGTAAAAGGTTCTCCTTGATAATCAACTAAAAGAGGTACTAGTGCATCTTTCTCTCTAAACTTGGCTTTGAGAGGGTGAAACTTTAAATAAAAGTCTATTATCTCACGGAGTAGCGGATTGAGAGCTACAATTTGAGTTTTATATGTACCCTGTGTTTTGTAGTTATTAAATAAAAACTCGCTCTTAAATAAGTCTAAAAAGTTCTTCTCTGTTCCATATTCCGGTTTATACTTCTTGGTAATATATGCTTCTTGGTAATCTTTGTTTCTTCTAGGCTTCTGTAAAACGAATAAAGAGAGAACGACTAAATGCAAAAGCTTTTCATATTCTTCTGGGGTTAGTTTCTTGTTGTCTTTTATTTGTTCCAAAACTTTCATTTGATCTTCTAGTTTTGCTTTTACTGCATCTTGTCCTATCCATTCCTTCTCTTCCTTATCTGTCTTGGCTGTATTATCTTTTAGTGATTTATTCATTTCGTCCAAAATAGTATAATAAGTATCGTATAATTTGCTAAACTTCTTTTGCTGTTTTTCTTTCAATCCCTTTAAAAGAGAGACAATAGATATAATATAACTTCTTTGTGTATTTGGCTTATACTTTTGCAACTTCTCTTTAATGGCTTCTACATCGCTTAAAAACTTTAAGTTTTTGGGAGGCAGTCCTCCGTTTAATCTAACTAGATTTGCTAAATATAGTTTTCTTGAACTATCGGTTATATTTTTGTTGGTAAAAATCTCCGTTAAATCTTCCATTATATATTATTAGTTAGATAAAAATATATAATTAAATGGTATTTTCTATTTCAATTGTTAATTGAGAAGGGGTTGGGCTTGGCGTTTGTATGCTTATAGAGGAGGGCAAAGGCATCAGTTTATCTTCTACTCTTTTGGCTATTGCATTACTACTTTCGGTTAGTTTGCAGTATGTATTATAACATTTATCTAAATATTCTTTTGCCGGTATTGGTCTATGTTGTTTAGATAATGAAAGCGTCTTGTAAATATCTACTCCTAACATGTAATAATCTCGCTGTGAGATCAGTTCGCTTTCCATACTTTTCTGTATAGTGAGGTATAATTCAATAGATCCAATTATAGAGCAAATTAGAGCTAGTAGGCAGGTCATCATACTAATTGTACCCTGTGGTAAATATGGCTGTAATCCTACACTTACTATGCTATTAATACTTGAAAATATTATCACAGGGATTTTATAATATTTAAGGTTTTCTTTTAATGTAAAATACCGGTTCTTGTGTTCCTTATTTAAAATAATGCAGTTTATTCTAATGTTTTCTAAAACCTGTTCTATATCGGTAGTCCAATCATTCTCCATTATAATATTGGGATATTATTTTTTAACATACCAACAGAATAAACATTTGTATTTTGCATACCATTTTCTCGCTGGTTTCTTTTCACCCAATATTTCTTCCAATATTGAGATCTGTTGTCCTTCACTACTTAACATGTATTATTATAATATTATTTTTTAACTAAAACTACAACCCTGCTGACTAATTACAAACCATTTGCTTAAAGTGCTGTTCCACAACATTTCCACCGCAGAGTTCAAACCTGTTAAAAAACAATTGGTAAAATTACTCCCATTTATAGAGTTAAAAGTATTACCTCCTCCGGTAATAGTTAAACCGACTGCTTGGTCGTAGTAATAAAACAAAAAACCAACGCCGGATTGATTGTTAGTAGCGAATAAAGAAATAGAACCATTATAAGTAACGCATTCCCACGCCGAACCGGTAGGAATGTTAGGGACATATTCCACCCCATTCGCCCATATCGTATTACCACCTACATTTGTATAGAACACACCAATATTAGGAAAATGGGTAATCCATGAAATAGGAGCGAGAGGATTAATGAATGGATAATTGCTTTCTTCCCAATTTGTACCATTCCAATAAATCGCCATTCCGTAATTTTCCGTCCATGTAGGAGAAACCAAAGGATTAGTAAAAGCCCCTCCAAATATCATTATCCCACCACTATAAGGTAGAACATCATTAACCACACCATTTAAAGTTGTTGGAATAAAAAAAATACCAGTCAAATCGTATCCAGTCCCAGTAGAGTAAGTAATTAGATGAGGTACAGAATAAGTATTGCCGTTCGCTGTTAAGCTGGTAAAACTTCCACCAACTAAAACATGACCCGAATTAAGAGTATCTTGTGAAATAGAAAGGACATCACCACCAAAAAAACCATTACCGGCGTTATTACTAAAAGGATAAAAAATAGATGTGTTATAATCTAATGTAACCCATTTAGGATTGAGAGAACCCAAAATGCCGAAAAAGTCGTCAAATGCACCACCAATATACAAACACACATTAATACTATTATCGTAAAGAGCATATACAGGAGCATTCATTCCAGTAAGACCTGCTGTAATATCAAAAGAACTATACCCACCACCAGAGTTATTAATACCGACCAAATAATTATACGAAACGCTTGAAAAATCACCACCGACCGCCATTACACTCGCACTATTATAAGGGCAAAAAACTCTAATTCTACCACCATACGAACCCTGTATAGTCCAATTAACACCGCCATCACTACTATAATACACATTTCCTACATCTGTTCCAACCCAAAACTTTCCGTCCCATGTATCGTAACTTGCGGTTATATTTTCCACACCTGCAACGAAACCATTTGGAGTAACGGCGGGTGCTTGTATCCACTCCGGAACTTTACCCAAATTAAAAGCAGTATATCTTAAATTGCTTTCCAGAGTAAAGCCGGAGTTAGGAGCGGTTGTATTCGCATTTAAATATACAACTTGTTCTTTTGAATAAGTGTTGCTTAAAGGGGTTGTTATTGAATTACATTCCGTAATATCATTACTATTGCAATCCAAAGAAGCACCCAACCCTACTGATCCTACTTGTCCGTTTAAGGTTAAATAATTTACTATACCTGAACCTTGCTGAACGCCCAAATCCATTCTGCCTCTTGATGAACCTGATGTAATAACAGGAGCGTCTGCTTTTATTCTTGCATATTCTATTTTTGCACCAGTAGACGATTTGCTATAAAATCCCATTCTATTAAACTCACCAGTTATAGCGGTTCTTTGGTTATACATTTCCTCATATAATATTCCACTACCAACCCCAGATTGGTTTAAAGTTAAAGCCGGAGTTAAACCGGCATTATTAATAGTTAAGTTTTGGGTAGTTAATGTTGCATTTTGTCCTACTATTGCGTCATTAACTACTAAACTCGTTTTGGCTGTTGCAGTTGTGATGTTAGAAATTGCGTTTGTATTCATGTTAATTGCCGACGACCCTGCACTATTTCCGGCGACCAGTACGGCACTTAAAGTGTCCGCCACCGGAGGAATAGGAGGAATTGGTATTTGGTTAATTTTTCCGGTTAAATAATTAACTCTTTGATTAAGTGATGCGAGATTTAACATTCTATATATTAATAGAATATTAAAATATTTTAGATAAATCTATTTATCTTCCT